TGCTTCATGTCTTTTTGCATGATCTTATGACAGTGGCCCAAGACCCTAAGTCATCTCAAGATGAGATTGAGACACAAGAGCATAGGGTGGTCAATCTGCTAGAAAAATTACTCTCTAAGGATTCCAATGGGCGCACATAACGAAACTTGCAGTGATATGGAGTTTATCCAACTGTGGGGTCAACTTCAATCTGCCACAAAAATAGCCAAACATTTGGGAATAAACAATAGGGCGGCTCATTTACGCAGACGATGGATTGAAAAGCAATACAACATGGTGCTAAACGCAAGTGACTTGCGTGGTATGCAATACGATAAAAACAAACCTAAGTCATTCAGTCCACTCAAGCAAGTTGAGCTTGGGATGCTAGATGGCACTGTGATTGTTTTCTCTGATGCGCACTTTATACCTGGTCAAAGGTCCACGGCCTTTAAAGGCTTACTGTGGGCCATCCAAGAATTCAAGCCCCATGTCGTGATTTGTAATGGTGATGCGTTTGATGGTGCGTCTATATCGCGCCATGATGTAACTGAACAACCAGCCACTACTGTTATTCAAGAATTAAAGGCTACGCAAGCTGCGTTGGGTGAGATCGAAGAAGTCGCCAAAGCAGCCAGGCACAATGTAAAGCTACTGTGGACATGGGGCAATCATGACGTTAGATTTGGCAACCGACTGGCCCAACACGCGCCACAGTTTAAAGAAGTGTTAGGGTTTAAGCTGACAGACCACTTTCTTGATTGGGACTTTTGCTGGGCGGTATGGCCCACTGAGCAGTGCATCATCAAACACCGATACAAAGGGGGAGTTCATGCCACCCACAACAACACTGTGAATGCTGGAGTCTCGATAGTGACTGGCCATTTACATTCACTCAAAGTCACGCCATTTGCTGACTATAACGGGAACAGATTTGGGGTCGATACGGGAACATTGGCAGAGACTGATGGCCCACAATTTACCTATGCCGAAATCAATCCAGCCAATCATCGATCAGGCTTTGCGGTGCTGAACTTCTTTAATGGGACACTTTTGTGGCCAGAGCTGGTCCACAAGTTTGATGAAGATCAGATTGAATTTAGGGGTGAGGTCATCGATGTAGGTGCATTTTGAGCGCCTGGCTGATCATTCTGACTGGCGCGATCTATGCCTACATTGCTGGGGAGCAGCTGCTTAAAGGCAATGCGTCTATGGCGGTGGTCTATGCCGGCTATGCTTTTTCAAATGTGGGGCTGTACTTGATGGCCAAGTAAGCCCCATCAGGAATCAAACTTCTGTGGTTTCTTCTTCTTCAGTGTCTTCAAAGTCTTCTTCATCAAGGTCAATTGCTTCATATTCAACCGCCCAGCCGTGTTCTTCTTGAAAAGCAATGAAATCTTTGATGATCTCAATTTTGTCGAAATCCCACGTTTCAATCGTAATTTTCTCACTTTCGTGAAAACCTAATTCCATTTCAAATTTCATGACATTCCCCAGTTAAAGCAGCCGATTGCTGCAAAATTATCGTAGTCTGATTTTGTGTCAATGAAAAGTCTTATCCATTGGGGGCTGTTTAGGGCAAAATCAAGCCATGGCCAATGTCAAGCAACAACTCGAAGTCCCATCAATCCCAAGCCTTGGCTTTGCGCCAGAGGCTTATGAGAAGCGCTACTTTGCTGAAAACAATGGTGCGCTGAACGGGTACTTCAGAAAACTGATCAGCACATTGGGCGCTTTGTTTGGGCCAAGGGGCGGCAAGTTTTTGAACACACCCCATGGGGCATTTCACGACTCGACTGACCAAGCAGCTGCAAGCACCACAGCCGCCACTGCTGTGACGTTTAACACGACAGACATTTCCAACGGGGTCACGCTGTCAAACAGCTCAAGGCTCAATGTCGCAGACTCTGGTGTTTTTAACATTCAGTTTTCAATTCAACTTAAAAACACCACCAACGACAGCCATGATGTGGATATCTGGTTTCGCAAGAATGGCACAAACGTAGACAACTCAAACAGCCGATATCACCCCCCTGCAAGAAAAAGCACGGGTGATCCAAGTCACATGATTGCGGCCTTGAACTTCTTTATTGAATTGGATGCAGGCGACTATGTTGAAATCGTTTACAAGGTTGACAATGTAAATGTGACCTTGGAGCATTTTGCTGCCAGCGCCAGCCCCACACGGCCAGCAGTGCCATCAGTGATTGCCACTGTGTCTTTTGTCTCAAACTTACCGACAATATAGCCATCATGTACATACCCATCAAATTACCCCCAGGTGTTTATCGCAATGGCACAGAGTACCAAGCCGCTGGCCGGTGGCATGATGCCAGCCTAGTGCGCTGGTACGAAAACACTTTGCGCCCAGTGCTAGGGTGGCGCACCAGGTCAGCATCAGCAGTGACCGGTTCATGCAGGGCCATCATCACTTGGCGCGACAATGCTGCCAGCCGGTTTATTGCCCTTGGCACGCATTCCAAGCTGTTTGCGATGAACAATGTTGGAACACTCAAAGACATCACGCCAACGAGTTTTAGTGTGGGTTATGCCAGCGCGCAAGTGACTACCGGTTACGGGTACAACACCTATGGCAACTTTGCCTATGGCGTGGCACGGCCAGACACTGGGGTAATTATCCCAGCCACGACCTGGAGCCTTGACACCTGGGGCGAGTATTTGATTGCTTGCTCAAACCATGACGGCAAGATTTACGAGTGGCAATTGGGCTTTACGACACCCACATTGGCTGCTGTGATTACCAACGCGCCAACCAGCAATAAAGCCATTATGGTGACTGCTGAGAGGTTTTTGTTTGCCCTTGGCGCTGGTGGCAACCCAAGAAAAGTGCAATGGTGTGATCAGGAGAACAATACCCTTTGGACACCGGCAGGCGACAACCAGGCAGGCGACTATGAGCTGACCACGCCTGGTAGCTTGCTTGCTGGTAAGCGGGTCAAAGGTGTCAATCTAATGTTTACAGATGTGGATGTCCACACGGCAAATTACATTGGCGCACCATTTGTTTATGCGTTTGAGAAGGCTGGAAGCGGCTGTGGCCTGATCTCGGCCCAAGCTGTAGCGGCCATTGATACTGCTGCCATTTGGATGTCTAGCAGCGGCTTTTGGATTTATGACGGCTACGTCAAGCCACTGCCTTGCGATGTCTCTGACTACATTTTTACAAACATCAACTATGGTCAAAAGTCCAAAGTTTATGCTGTCCACAATAGCGAGTTTGGCGAAATCTGGTGGTTTTACCCATCCAGCGCCAGCAATGAAAACGACAGCTATGTGACTTTTAATTACAGAGAGAACCATTGGGCCATTGGCACACTGGCTAGAACTGCCGGTGTCGATGCCGGAGTCTTTACATACCCGCTGATGGTCGATCCAAGTGGCTTGGTGTACGAGCATGAGGTGGGCTACAACTATGACGGGGGAACTCTGTTTGCTGAGTCTGGCCCAGTGCAATTGGGCAATGGCGACAACATCATGTCTGTCAGGCAAGTGGTCCCAGATGAGCAGACCTTGGGTGAGGCGGTGGTTTCATTTAAAACCCGCAATTACCCGACTGGCACACAATCCACATTTGGACCATTTACGGCAGCCAACCCGACTTCAGTGAGGTTTTCTGGCCGACAAGTCAACATGGTGGTGACTGGTGCGGTATTGGCTGACTGGCGGGTGGGTGTCTTCAGACTCGATGCTGTCCCAGCCGGTAAGCGATGAGTGACCAAGAACATTTGGACAGGCTGCGCCACCATGTGGAGGCTGCCTTAGAATACAGTGGAGGCACACATAATTTTGACGATGTCGCTGAGATGGTCGGAGATCACAGATTGCAGCTGTGGCCAGCCAAAGACTCGGTGGTGTTAACTGAGATCATTGTCTATCCCAGGCTAAAGAATTTGCATTATTTTCTGGCTGGTGGCGACCTAGATGAACTCTCACGGATGCGACCATTGATCGAATCCTGGGGCAAATCAGTTGGTTGCACCAGAGTGACGCTGGCAGGCCGAAGAGGCTGGTCAAAGACATTTTTAAAAGACGAAGGTTACAGTCCACAATGGTCTGTAATGGCAAAGGAACTTTAGGGGATAAATATGGCATCAATTGGACTGACGTATGCATTAAATAATGGGCTGACTCAAGCCCAATATGATCAAGAAATTTTTAATTTTCTTACAAAGCCAGAAAATGCAAAATTAACGGATGCGCAAATTGAAAGCTCAATGAATCAATTTGGCATTAGTGCTGATGACATTTCTAGGGTCACTGGTGTCAGTGTTGCTGAAATTAACAATCGACTGGATTTGGCAGTCCCTACTACACCAACCGAGCTGTTTGCCGATGCGGTTGCAAAACAAGACCTTTCAAATCGTACAGCTCAAGACCAGACTGCAACTAATTTTTACAAAAGCACAAGGGCTTTAGATGCTCAAGTGGCAATCGAAAAACTAACTGATGCTCAAAAGCAAGAGTTAGTTAGAGTAGTACCCCCAGTGGTCAGACCACCAGTGGTGACTCCACCCGCAGTGGTGACTCCACCCGCTGTGGTCAGACCACCAGTGGTGACTCCACCCGCAGTGGTGACTCCACCCGCAGTGGTGACTCCACCCGCTGTGGTCAGACCACCAGTGGTGACTCCACCCGCTGTGGTAACTCCACCCGCGGTGGTCAGGCCACCCGTGGTGACTCCACCACCCGTCAATAATCTGCCAGCATTTACGACCTTTCTGCAAACACCAGGCTTGACTGACAGGCAGATTGCAGCTGAGATGAATCGTCTTGGCATTACAACTGGCCAAGTGGCTAATCTAAGTGGTCTGTCACAAAATGATGTGCAGACCCGATTCAACGCGACTGCACCATTTTCAAATGCAACGCAAGGCTTTGCGCAGAACTTCAACAATTACCAGTCAATCCCTATTGGCGGTCAGTACAACCCCAATGTTGTTGGCGGTGCTGGCTCACCTTACTCTCAGATCATGGGCCAGATGCAACCAGTCGGCAATCCATACGCTGGCGTGGTGGGCAATCTGAGCATGGGTGGCTATGACCCAGCACTGTATGAGCGAATTGCAGCCAACAATGCGGCTAGAGACCTTGCTGCGGCACGAGCTGCTGGGAATACTATTGTTGAAAGTGCTGGCGGCTCTGGTGTTACTGGTCCATCCCAAGAATCAATCAATGATGCGGTGGCTGCTGCCAATGCGGCTGCTGCTGTGACTGGTGAATCTGTCAGTGTCTCTGGTGAAACTGGCGAAAGTGTCAGTGGTGTTTACAACAAAGGTGGCATTGTCGATGGCTTGTTTGGCATGAACCCACCTGGTCCAGATGATGGTGCTGGATATCTAGATCGCGGTGAATACGTGATCAGAAAGTCCTCTGTCAACAAGTATGGCAAGGGACTTCTGGACATGATCAACGAAGGCAAAGTGCCTGCCAAGAAAATGAAATCTTTACTCGGATAAGGTGGCGATATGTCAAAAGGTGGAACAACTACATCAACAAGCTCCATTGATCCACAGATCAAAGAAGCATTCTTGGCCAACTTTCAGCAGGCCCAAGGTGTTGCCGGTGCATTGCCGACTCAGCAGTTTGCTGGTTACAACCCGATGTATCAGGCAGGCGAGGAGGCTCTGGTCAACACGGGCCTTGCTGGCCCAGGCATTGCCGGAACTGACCTTGCCGCACAGATGGCGGCTTATGGCGGTGTCTATCAGCCTGGTCAGATCACAGCGCAGCAGACTAATTTGGGCATGACTGGACCAGGCTCAATTGGCAGTTACATGAATCCTTATACAAGCCAAGTGCGTGCCAATGCATTGGGTGACTTGGAAGCAGCGCGTCAAGCGGCTATCCAGCAGACCGGTGAGCGTGCAAACGCTGCCCGTGCATTTGGTGGATCACGCCAAGGTGTGGCCGAGGCTCTGACTAACCAAGGTTTTGCCAAGCAGGCTGCCACATTAGGCACGACTTTGAACGAGCAGGCATTTAATCAGGCCATGGCCATGCAGCAGGCCGACATTGGCCGCAGATCAGCAGCCGATATTGCCAATCAGCAAGCAGGCTTGCAAGGTGCGCAATTGAGGCTTGGTGGTGCAAGTCAGCTTGGTAATTTGGCTGCACAGCAGCAAGCATTGCGTCTTGGTGGCGCTCAAGCGGTCATGGCAGCCGGTGGTGCGCGTCAGGCTTTGGACCAGCAACAAATGGATGCAATCCGAAACATTGGCCTCCAGCGTCTCGGTGTGGTCCAGTCTTCACTGGGTGCGCAGCCTGCCAATCTTGGCATGGTGGCCACAACGCCCCAGTATTCAAACCCTGCGTCTGGCGCTTTAGGTGGTGCATTGGCTGGTGGCCAATTGTTTGGACCAGTGGGTGCTGTGGCCGGTGGTGTTCTTGGTCTTTTAGGCGGCAGATAAGGAATACAAAATGGCTGATTTTGATTTTGCAAGTTTAGGCAATTTATTTGGTGGTGGCGCTCTTGGTGGCACACCATCAGGACTTGATGCGCTATTGACAGAAGACCAGCGCAAGCTCATGGGCCGTAATGCGACACTGTCAGCAGCTGCTGCACTATTGCAGGCCAGTGGCCGAAGCAGAACTCCCATCAGCCTTGGCCAAGCACTCGGTGGAGCTTTGCAAGCTGGCCAGCAAGGTTATCAGCAGGCAAGAGCTGGATCACTGCAAGATTTGTTGGTGGGCCAGAAATTGACTGAGGCTCAACGCGCAGCTAAAGCTGAAGCTGATTTTGACAAATTGTTTCAAACGCCACCAGCTGCACCAATGCAGCCATTAACGGGCGAGTCGGTCTCGATAATGGAGCCAGCGCCTGCACCAATCAATCCATTGTTGGCTAATCTGAATCCACAGCAAATGGCTTTGGTTCGCACTCTTGGCCGTGAGAAGGGTACTCAGTATTTGCTTGAAACTCTGAAGCCACAAGAAACAGTGGGTCAACCATTTTTAGGTCAAGATAATAAGTTTTACATCCAAACCAAAACTGGCGGTGTAATTCCAGCGCCAATAGCACCAGCAGCAAAACCAGTTGGTGCGCCACAGCAAGTATTAGGTGCTGGCGATAAGCCAGTATTGGTTCAGTATTACGATGATGGCTCTTATAAGCAAATCAGTGGAGTATCACCATTGATAACGCCAGAAAAAGTTGACACGGGTGCTGGCATCCAATTTGTTAATCCTTTTGCTCAAGCGCCTGGATCAGTAATTCCAAAAACTTTAGCGCCACAAGTTGTGGGAAATGCTGAAGATGGGTTTTTTGTTGTTGGTGGTGGCGCTGGCGCTAGACCTCGCCTAGCGGCAGGCCCAGCTCCATCAGCAGCCCCATCAGCAGCCCCATCAGCAGCCCCATCAGCAGCAGGACCAGCGGCAGGACCAGCGGCAGCAGGACCAGCGGCAGCAGGACCAGCGGCAGCAGGACCAGTGCCACTAATCCCTGGCACTGGGAAAGCATTTGCAAGAGAAAAAGATTTAAGGGCTGAGTACACAAGGGAAATGCAGCCATTTACTGAATTGTCTCAAGCGTTTAAAAAAGTTGAAGCAGCGGCATTAAACCCGTCAGCGGCTGGAGACATTTCATTGGTTTATGGTTACATGAAAATTTTGGACCCGCGATCCACTGTTATGCAAGGCGAGCAAGCTACAGCGGCAAATGCTGGTGGAGTTTCAGACAGGGTCAGAGCTATGTACAACAAGGCTTTGACCGGAGAAACCTTGGCCGACAATGTCAGGCAAGACTTTTATGCGCAATCAAGAAATCTGGTTGAGTCACAAAGAGAATTGCAACAAGACATAGCAAGTAGATACGGCTTAATTGCTACACAAAACAAATTAGACCCAAATCAAATTGTTTTTGACCCATTTAAAAAGATCAAAACACCATTGGAAATTGCCACTGAAGCTGCCAAAGAAAAAGAAAAAGAAAAAAAGAAAAAGCCAGCTTCATATAACAGCACATACAACCTTTTACCAAGGAACTGATGATGGCCACGATGTCAAATATTGAGAGATTGCAAGAAAATGTGCGCAGAATGCAAGAGCAAAATGCGCCTGCAAACGATATTGTTGGCTATCTTAAATCCGAAGGATTTACCCCAACCAAGTTTGAGGCAGCAGTCGCAAGCTCCAGAAAGTTAGGCGGCCCACCCGTAGAGGCTGGGTTTGGTCGATCAGTTTTGCAAGGTCTTAGTTTTAACTTTGCCGATGAGATTGAGGCAGCACTCAGGTCTGGGTCTTTGTCAAACAAAGAGTATGAAAATCAACTGGCAAGAGTCAGAGCTGGCATCAAAGAATATGAGCAGCAATACCCTGGTCGCGCATTTGCTGGTGAAATGCTTGGCAATTTAGCCCCCACGGCTGCCGCACTTATTGCCGCACCATTTACTGGTGGCGCGACTGGACCAGCAGCCATTGCCGGTGCAACACGCATGGCAGCCAAAGTGCCAACTCTAGGCGGCATTGCCTTGCGTGGTGCTGGATATGGTGGTTTATCAGGCGCTGTCTCTGGTGCTGGTGGTGCTGAAGGTGGTTTAGAAAAAAGATTAGCAGGCGCAGGCATGGGTGGTGCAACTGGTGCGGCATTTGGCGGTGCAAGCCCAGTGGTTACTCAGGCAGTAAGCTCTGGTGGCAAAGCTATAAAAAGCGTTTTTAAACCCACTCAGCCTCAAGATGCATTAAATAAAGCCCAAGAACTTATTGCAAAGAAGTTGGCCCAAGAGGGAATTGACCCAGCGCAATTGGCGCGTCAACAAGAATTAAGAAATCTCACGCTAGGTGCAAAAGACGAAACCTTGGCAGATTATGGTGGCGAGTCAATGAGGCGCTTGGCCCGTGGTGCTATGGCCATTCCACAATCGGCACAAACTGAAACGCGCCAAATGTTAATTGAGCGCGCCCAAGGTGCTGGACCAAGAATTACACAAGACATCACTAATCTCACAGCAGTAGGTGCGCGTGATATTCAAGAAGTGGCTGATGAAATTATTGCAAATCGGGCAAGATTAGCAGCTCCACTTTATGACGAGGCCAGAAGTGCTGGGCAAATTAGTTCGCCCGAACTTAATAATTTGTTGACCAAATCTAAAGACATTCAGCAGGCCATTGGCGATGCAAGACGATTGCCCCAGTTTGCAGATTTGCCTGACAACGACATGGTCATGCTAGACAAGGCTTACAAATATGTTGGCGGCATTGCAACTGAAGCAAGAAAAGCTGGCAAAACTAATCGTGCAAATGACCTTGATGAATTGCGTGTTAATTTGCTTGATGCAATCCAAAAAGAAGTACCAGTCTATGGCAAAGCGGTAAAAACCTTTTTTGATGAATCATTGCTAAATGACGCACTTGCAGCTGGTTCAAAAGACTTTTTAAAGAAAAGACCATCACAGATAAACAGAGAGCTTGCCAAATTTGCAGACGATTCAGAAAAACAAATGTATCGTTTAGGTGCGATTCAGTCTGTGCGAGATGATATTTATGGGGAAAAAGAATTAAAGAACATTGCTGACAAATACTTAAATTCACGCGAAATGCGTGATCGTATGCGCACAGTATTTAATTCTGAAGGAGAGTATGAAGCATTTGTAAAAAATCTTGAGCGTGAGCGCCAGATGGCAATCACTCGATCACGCATTGAAGGTGGCTCACAAACAACGCCAATTGCACAAGATATTGCTGAACTGGCTGGGCCAGCACCATCTGAGGTTCTTTCTGCCGGTGGTCAATTGATGCGTGGCGACCTTATCGGTGGCGGCCTAAACTTGGTGGGCCAGTTAGCCCCAAGACTTCAAGGCATGAATGAGAATGTGGCCGAGCAAGTGGCGCGAAATGTTTTAAACCCTAGTTTTGCGCAACAGCAAGAACTTTTGACAAGCCTTACGCCAGTGATGGATGAGCTAAGAAGAAGGGCATTGCAGCAACAAACCCGTGCAGCTGGTGTGTCAACAAGCGCGGGTCAATTTGTCCCAGGCTTGTTGGCTGAATAACTAAGACCCAAAAAACGCGGCCACAAGTGGGTCGCGTTTCACGACCCGTCTCTTTTGTCTACGTCTGGCAGCGTCAAAGTCTTTGTCGTCTGCACTCATCTTGTCGCGGTACTTTTTGATGCGCTCAGACCCTGGCACTGGCCCAGGCGCTATGGCATCAACCCCATCCCCCCAAGACCACAGAGGCCGCCACTGGCCATTGGCATGGACCTTGGTGTGTCCTGAGATGTGGACCAGCTCATGGCGGTGCAAGTCAAACAGGATTCGCGCTGCACTGCGCCTGGCACAAAAGCACAGCTTGGCCAAGTCCACATCAGAGAGATTGCCTTTCTTTTGCAGTGCTGCCTCGATGGCAGGCTCTACACGGGGTTTTAAGCCTCTGGCCATGTGCTGGTCTCCATTCGGGCTTTCAAGCGCTCCAGCATCGTTTTGACAACGAATGCACGGGCTTTAACCTCAGAGGGAATGGCGTGGCCATAAACTTCTGGGTGGAGTAAGTCTTTGACCAGGTCGAGGCAGGCATCGATGGCGGGTGGCAATTCTTTATCTGGTTTCATGTTTGACTTTCTACTTCTTTTAAATTAACCCAGCATGGGCTGACATAGGTTAATTTGTCGTTTGTCAATTTACGGACATGGCCTTTTCTGTAATGAGCGCATGGTGATCCATGGGCAAAATTACCACGCTGTAATTTTTCGATGGCAGCGTCTCTTTCATCTACCCCGACTTTCAGACTATTTAAGAGTCGAAGTTTATGCATAAGACGAATACCCGCCATTCCACCAGGTATTGCGTTAAGGCCCAGAGGGGTCAGCGTGAATCTTTCGACAGCTGACTCTTCTAATGTGTAAATCTCTTTCAATGTCTCGGCTGAACCACAAACTT